GCGTCAAAAATGCCAACGAGCGTGTGTATCCTGTGGGCGAAATTGAGAAAGCAGTGACAACACTGAACATACAAATCACCGATGGATACAGTGTATTGGGTGAAGTTGACCACCCGGATGACCTCAAGGTCAATCTGGATCGAGTCAGCCACATGATCACACAAATGTGGATGGATGGCCCCAACGGCTATGGCAAATTAAAAATACTACCCACGCCAATGGGCAATTTGGTACGCACCATGCTGGAAAGCGGTGTGAAATTAGGAGTTTCTAGCCGAGGTAGCGGAAACGTTAACGAAGCGAACGGACATGTCAGTGACTTTGAAATAGTCACTGTTGATGTGGTTGCTCAACCCAGTGCGCCCGGCGCATATCCCACAGCAATTTATGAAGGCTTGATGAACATGAAACACGGTCATCGAGTACTTGAAATGGCCAAAGGGGCTGGCAAGGACAACAAAGTACAGAGATATTTGAAAAGCGAAGTAGTTCGCCTGATCAAAGATCTCAAAATCTAGGAGATACGCATGTTTGATGCTATTAAACCACTACTAGATAGCGGACTGATCAACGAAGAAGTTGGCCAAGAACTCACGGAAGCGTGGGAATCACGGCTGACCGAAGCTCGCGAACAGTTGCGTGCAGAACTAAGAGAAGAGTTTGCACAACGCTATGAGCATGACAAAACAGTAATGGTGGAAGCACTGGATCGTATGGTAACAGAAGGTCTCGCACAAGAGATTGAAGGCATTGCTGCTGAAAAGCAACAGTTGGCCGAAGATCGTGTCCGTTTCCAAGCCCGAATGAAAGAAAGCAGCACAAAGTTCAACGACTTTATGGTGTCCAAACTGGCTGAAGAAATTGGTGAACTGCGCCGAGATCGCAAGATGCACTCAGAAGGTTTCGCTAAATTAGAGAAATTTGTTGTGGGTGCATTGGCTGAAGAAATCATGGAATTTGCCCGAGACAAACGTGATGTTGTTGAAACACGAGTTCGTCTGGTGCGTGATGCCCGTGGTCAGTTGGAAGCTCTCAAGTCACGTTTTGTGTCTGAAAGTGCTGCCAAACTGGGTCAGTCTGTTAGCCGACATCTCAAAGCTGAAATGAATCAGCTGCACGAAGACATTAAGGTTGCTCGTGAGAACAATTTTGGTCGCAAGATTTTTGAAGCCTACGCAGCAGAGTTTGGTTCGACATACTTGAATGAGAATGCCGAAATACGCCGACTGAGCCAGCAGGTTGATCGCAAAAATCAGCAGCTTGAAGAAGCCATCCGGATCGTCAGCAAGTCTAAACAACTGGTTGAATCCAAAGAGAAAGAAATTCGCATTATCAAGGACTCCAATCAGCGCACAGCTGCGATGGACGAATTGCTGGCTCCTCTCAACGAAGAGAAGCAGGAAGTGATGCGTAATTTGTTAGAAAGCGTTCAAACAACACGTTTGAAAGGTGCTTTCGAGAAGTATCTACCAGCTGTACTAAATGATGCACAACCTCGGGCTCGCAAGAATCTGAGCGAAAGCGTTCGTGAAGTAACTGGTGATAAAACCGTCAAGGCCGCAGAAGAAGAAGACCGTTCCAACGTGATCGACATCAAGCGCCTGGCAGGTCTTTAATTAAAGGAGACTTAAATGTCACAAGCACTATTAGAAGGCCGTTGGGACGAAACCAAAGAAGCCCTTATGGAAGGTCTGAAAGGCAGCCGTCGTAACACTATGAGCGTGATCTTAGAAAACACTCGTAGATATTTGAAAGAAAATGCATCAGCAGGTTCAACTGTGTCAGGTAACATTGCCACACTGAATCGTGTGATTCTGCCGGTAATTCGACGTGTCATGCCAACTGTTATTGCTAACGAGTTGGTAGGTGTTCAGCCCATGACAGGTCCAGTTGGTCAGATCCACACTCTGCGTGTGCGTTATGCATCAACAATGACAGACCAATCAGCAGCAGCAACGTCAACAGTGGCCGGTGAAGAGGCCTTGAGCCCATTCAAGATTGCCACTGCTTACTCAGCTGGTGCACGTGGTGCTGCCAACGCAGCAACAACACAGACAGCTGCACAAGGTTATGCCGGTGCACAGACAGCAACACTTGAAGGCAACGGCGGACGTCAAATCTCTGTTCAAATCTTGAAGCAAGCTGTTGAAGCAAAGACACGTAAGTTGCAAGCACGTTGGACATTTGAAGCTGCTCAAGACGCACAAGCCATGCATGGTATCGACGTAGAAGCCGAAATCATGGCAGCTTTGGCTCAAGAAATTACAGCTGAAATTGACCAGGAAATCCTGTTGAGCCTGCGTAGCCTAGCTACAACTGAGTTCACATACAACCAAGCTACTGTTTCTGGTACTGCCACATTCGTTGGTGACGAACATGCTGCTCTAGCTGTTCTGATCAACCGTGTTGCTAACCTGATTGCACAGCGCACACGTCGCGGTGC